TGTTAGCATCAGTCCACCTGAGTCTATTCTCCGTTCCCTACTGCATAGGATACTCCACGCCGCATCCCATATCTGGCAAGCCTGGATTCCTGCTCAAGATCGTTCCACGTTTTGGGTCTGGCTCTTTCTGGGATCTTGGCTGTCTGCCCTCGGAGCATCTCATCCAGCATCCGCCCAAACAGACTCAGCACATCTACCTGATCGTCATGAGCCGCTGCCGGAAACCTCAAAACCTCAGAGATGAGATCGTCTGCCCATTCAGTTCTCGGGAAGAAGACCTTACCCATGCTCATCCTGGCCTGTATCGACCTCGCCCTTGTCGGTTTGTCCCTGCTCGATACGAATTGCTCTCGGCGGCAGAAGACTTTTCTCTCCATCATCCGCTTGGTCAAGAACGGTCCTATTGATTTCTCGATCTGTCCTGACTCCTCACCCCAACAGAACGGCTTCCACCTGTCCATCAGGCTGATGACAGCCTCGACCCATTCATCGCTTGACGTTTGCCCCTTCCACCAATCGAGGACGTAGATGTTCTCGGCAGGATCTATCCCGATCACCCCATGTACCGTCCAATCTCCTCCGCCGTCCGTGACCGCATAATCAGAGGCTCCGTAATACGCCAGAGTCCCCACAGCTCTCTCGTCCGGCAACTTGTCGTAGTAATTGATCCAGCCTCGATTGAAATAGTCTCCCTCGTCCGGCACAGGTTCTTGCTGATACTGAGCACTCCACTCTCTAGGACCGATAGTCTGGCGGATGTTCTCCAGTGCCTCCGCCGGATACCACTCTCGCCATAACGCCTTGTTGTCCCTAAGAGCCGGAAGCGTCAGCACCTCCCATTCGCCGGATGAATCCTCCAGGATTCTTCCCGCAAGATCATCATCATGCCATCTCGTCTGTATCAAGACAATAGCTCCACCGGGTTGCAATCTGGTGTAAGCCGTCCCCTTGTACCAATCCCACACTCTGTCCCTGTACGTCTGAGACTCCGCATCTTCCCTGGACTTCACGGGATCGTCAATCAGGAGCAGGTCCGCGCCTCGTCCTGTGATCGGCCCACCCACTCCAGCTGCAAGATACGCCCCGCCCTCAGACGTATCAAAGCGATGCGCTGCGGTAGAGTCTTCGGTCAGGAGGTTGCCCCATAAGGCTCTATACTCCTGCGTCTGCATCAAGTTCCTGACCTGACGCCCAAAGTGAGACGCGAGTTCCTGGGCGTATGATGTGGCAATCACCGACTTGGTAGGGTTCCTGCCGATATACCACGCCGGGAATCTGATCGAGGCAAGTTCCGACTTGCCGTGCCTGGGTGGCATAAAAATCATCAGCCGCTTGCACAGACCCTTCTCCACTCTCTCCAGAGACTTGGCGATCAGTCTGTGGTGCTTGGCTGTCTGATATGCCCGGTAGGTAAACTCGGTAAAATTTATGAGTTTCTTACGTGCCTGTCTTCTTCCGAGCACTTCCATTCCTGCCTCGGCGGTGCTGGGCAAGATCTGAGTCTGTGTCATTGGCTATGATCTCGTGGAGTTCCCTGTCCGTGAATTCCTTGATGTCCTTCTTCTGACTGATGACCTGGTCAATGTGTCGTTTGTCCGTCTGACCCAACTTCTGCTTGCCGAGCCAGATCAGCATCGTGGTGTCACCGTCCATCGCCTTTTTGAATTGCTGCCGCCTGATACTCGTTGTGCCTCTTGCTCTGCCCTCATCCAGGTACTGCTGAATTTTGGGATGCCGTTTTTTGAGTCGATGGAATGCCTCGGGAGTTATCCCGATGAACGCAGCGACCTCCTTGTCGAGAGGATCGAGCATACCGAGCTGACCCATCTTGATCAGGAAGTCGCCATCCACCTCTATTTTTATGCCTGTGGGCAAATCTTAATCCTATTAAATACCATTAATCGGGACTCTCAGTCTAGGATTGGTAGACTTCTTAAGATCATATCTAACTACACCCCTCCCCCACTTCTGAATCATAAGATCAGACTGTGCTTTCTCCTCCTTCATCGTTCGATATGCCCCACACCCACCCCTTTGACTCAAATGACCCGCTTTATACCAATTACAGTTGAACCTTAAGGTCTTGTGATACCGTTGGATGTGCTGAAGAAAATAGTCGTAGTCCTCATTCAAGGAGAGTCTTTCGTCGTACCTTATCGGGTTCTTTCTGATACAAGAAAAAGGTCCGAGCACAGGAGAAAGGAAAGAAAAAGGGCTGTATGCCCTATAGAATTTAGGATCTGACTGAAGATTCACACCCCAAAGACACACGCCCAATTCTTCAGCCATCCTGAATCCGTGGTCAACGAAACTTTCAAATTCATTCTTATCGTATGACTTACCTTGAAAATCATTAACCCTTGAGTCGAATCTACCCACTGACACCACGTCATCATCCAGCATCACAACATCACCAAAAGACTCAACAATAAAATTCCTCACCTTTCCCATGTTCCCCCTGAGACTGTCGGGAATGATCAATATAGGTTCCCCATCTTTCTTCTTGTATTCTCCTGCTTCAAACTCATGAACCGCAAGAACGGTATCAGGGTAAAACCTTCTCACAGATATATTTCCAGCCCTTTTGTATGAGGGGCTAACCACCACCATTTAATCTCCTCACCACATTATCACCCCTTATCACTCTACCCACACCCCTGGAATGTTCATAATCCGAAGTATTCTTGAGAGATTGGACCGTTTCAATACCAAAAGTTTCTTGAGCCGCCAACCAATCTGCGGAATTATCAAAATACAGGACTATGTAATTATGCTCTTCAAGTAACTCTTGGGTGAATTCTTTCTCTGGTTTCTCTTCGGATTTTCCGTGTAGCATCTTATCTAATTCTTCGCCACTCCACAATCCACTAAAATCAAGGCCCCTATCCAAATCTTCGAGAATTTTACTGGTGTCGAACTCCAGATCTACTTCGGAGACTCTGTTATCTGCGTATGCCAGTTGCCTTGCCGAGTCATCTTTAAGCAGGTCAAGGTCCACTCTCTGGACAGCAATTATCTTCTTACCGTCTGTCTGAATAACCTCTACCTCGTCAAATCCTGACTCGATAGCCGTCTCCAGGGTCTTATTTCCAGCGATGACCCTACCGTGCTTATCCACCAATATAGAACGGCCAGCACCATATTGCTTGAGTGAGTCCTCAAGCATGGCCCGGCCTCGTTCGGTCCCCCTGTTGGCGTTGTGGGGATCTGGTACCAGATCTTTCAGTTTCATTGGCTTGGGATGGCCTGGATAAAATCCTCCATTTGAAAATATACGTTTCTGAATTTAAATTGTCAAGACCACTCCTCGTTTGAGATTAAAATCCGCAATAACCCTCACACTCGGCAGAGAACATATCAACTTGACCGTGGTCTTCCGCTGTCGTGAGATCTACCTCGTCTATCGGGATGCAGTCTCGGTGAGTATAGACCATACCAGTTACACCTGGATAAGGCTGCTCCCGAAGTGCGTGGTCAAATCTCACCACATCGTCCCATTCATCCGTCTGGTGGAGTTTCATATCTCGCCATCGATCATTTGCATGATAAGGACATCCAATACAAGCAGATTTTGGGGGTTCGGGGAAACCGTTGCGGTTTAACCATTTTTGGCAATTATGGCGAGACATACGCAGATCCACAAGCGGATATTTATTCACGATCCACCCCTTGCCAGAATCTTTCATCCGATGTGCCTCGTCAACTGATATGCCCATCAGCTGCGTGACCGTTTCCTTGACCCGTTGCCCTGTCTCGTAGCCCAACATCTCACGGATTTTGGCATGGATCGGGTCGATCTTATAGTTTTTTGTGCATTTACGCCAGAGAGAACCTCCTGTGTCGGGAGACATCCCATCCTTTGTCTCCCTATTTATGACATAAAATGGAGGTTGCCCATTGCTCCATTTTGCAGCTCCGCTAACATGATTTAGCACGTCATCTCTGATGTTGCCCTTACTCACAACCTCAATCGGCACCCCACCATGCTCATTCGACCAATCAATCAGCCACTCCAGATGATCGTAAACTGCTTTTGGCTCCCACCCCGTATCAGCAAAAATTGCTGCGTCTGCCCTGTTTATTTCACCCATGCACGACATTAGATATAGGGCGGTTGATTGCACACCAGCACCCAGAGAAATTACAGTTAAGTCAGACATGGGTATTTCCCTCATGATAAATTGTCAAGACCACTCCTCGTCAAGTGCCTCATCCAGAGCCTTACACCAATCCGGTTTGAGCCACAGCGCACGCAATATTTCCATCTCCTCAAGGCCAAATCCTCTGAGCAGATCAGCACATTGCTTGATGGTTTCCACCGTGGACTCAGACCCTGTCATGCCAGCTCTCAAGTGGCGCATCGGGATCGGGGTGCACCTGAATCTCAACGATCTCATATATACCGTTTTTGTGGACTAGCGCAAATTCGATTTTATCTTCGGTTGCCATCTTCCTGACTATCTCCAAAGCAACAGATATATTGGTGGTTTTCATTTCATCAGATCCTTTAAAATGCTGATATCGTAGAGATATCGCCCGTCCAAAAACATGCCTGAGTATTTGTTTTGTCTTTTGTTCCACCAGGGTTTCGCGTTGTCGATATAAAACTCTGGCGTGGCATACCCGAGGCAGATCATCTCTATTTTAGCTGCACCTGTTGGCTGTTTTTCTGATGCAGACCACGTTATATTCGATTTATAATTCCAGGGTATAATATAGTCACATTTGAGAAACTTCTTCTCCTCGAACTGTTTATCGGTAAATATGATCCCGGGTGTGCCAGTTGCCTTGATCGAGAACCTCAAGCCCTTGACCTCCAGGTCTACTCCGTCATCCGGCTTGTCTGTGGCCACCATATCATGCGATACCTGAAACAGGTCACAGGTAGAGATCTCACCAGCGACCCCCATAAAGTTGATCTGTAAATCTGTTTTCGTAGGGTCCGCTTTTTGGTTCGTTTCATGCCAGGAATTTTGGCGCAGAACCGCCTTTTTCCATATCTCCTTTATGACCTCATCGCCTGTCAGAGTCACGGCATCCGTCATCTCCTAATCCCTCTTTTTTGCGAGTTTATCTATATCCAGATCCCCATAGATTTCTATCACGGTCTCCCCTACAGTCCTGTCCTCCCACGCCCTGAACCGTCTACCGTGTTCATGGAGGAATTCGTGGCAGCCTTTTTTCCATCCACTCCCTGGGCCACACAGAGGTATTGTCGCCCAATGATTTTTGGGAACTCCCATCGAGGTTCCCACATGGTGCGCCTCGCTCATGCCCTCAACTCCGCACAAGGTGCACGGTAAACTTTTTATTTTTTCGAGGTGCTGTCGTTCCTCAGCTGTCACTGGTTTCTTGCTCATTCAGTCACCCAATCGGGTAGCGGTGGTGCTGTGTATCTGGACTGCTCCTCGGGATGCGGGTTGTCACGGCCCCACACCAATATTCTGGCATGAGCAGATTCATAGTCTACTCCCCAGCGTTTTGACAACGCCTTAACTGCCACCGTTAACAGACCTCGGTCGAAAAGGTCCGGTGACACTATTGACCTAAGACCTGAGTCAGCGGGTCCGGCTCTATCTGCTGTTTCCATGCGTGTCTCTCC